TCAGCGGGTGGGCTTCACTTTGTCACCGCGGCGATTGCGCACGTAGTGCTCCGTCATGCTCACCGAGGTGTGTCCGAGCTGCTTTTGCGCTTGTCGGATGTCGCCGGAACTGTCCGTTTTGTCGGTGCCCGCCTTGGCCCGCAAGTCGCGGAACTGGAAGTCCTTGTCGGCAACACCGGCCGCTCGGCGGGCAGCGCGGAACCGGCGCTGAAGCGTGTCTAGTGTCATGCGCTGCCCTTGCTCGTTGACGACGATCGCGGTGCTTACCACCTTCAGGCCCGCCTTGCGAGCGCGTATCCGATCGATCACCGCCTTCAGCTCGCTGGAGACTTCCATGCGTAGCTTTTTCTGAGTCTTTCCCTGCTGGATGTGCAGGAAGCCATCTCGAATGTCTCGCTCGTCGTATAGGAGAGTGTCCTGCGGGCGTTGCCCAGTGAGGTAGGCCAAGTCCATCGCATCGCGCGTCGGAATGTCCGCCTGATCGTAGACCTTCCAGTAGGTATCGTCCTCGACGTAGATGTCGCGGCCGGCCTCGACGTACTTCTTGATGCCCAAGCACGGATTCGCCGCTTTCGTAAGCCCGATCTCGCGTGAGTGGTTGAAGGCGTGAGACAGCACCTCGACGTCCCGATTGGCGCGCACCTGTCCCGCCTTCGGCGGAATCTGACGCTTCTTCGCCTCATACCACTCGATGGCCTTACGGCAGCGCCAGTGCATATACTGCTTGACGTGCATCGGCTCGATCTCGTCAAGCGGCGCGTCATCGCCGAAGAACTCGAGGAGCAATCCGATCTGCACGAGGTTGGCTTGCTGCGTCGACGCAGCTTTGATCGGAATCACGTCGCGGATGTACGTGTCGAACGCGGCGCGCAGTGTCGGCGCCAGTCCCTTGGGAACTTGCGCCTGCTCGATCTCCGACCAGCGCTTCACAGCAAGAATGAAGTCCTTGCCGAGTGGCTGTTCCTTCCTCGGCGTCCCGCCGTGGTCGTAGTAGTAGTATGTGCTCTTGCCCCGATGGCGAGCTCGCATGCCTGGGGGCAGATTGTGGTTTCGAGTCGGCTTGCGGCCCATGTCCTTATCCCGCGCTCATCAATCGAGGTTGCCATTTCTTCTTGGGCAGATCGTCACGCGAGGTGCGGCCCTCGATGGCGGCGCGCGCGATGATGGGCCTGCCGCGTGCATTGGTCCAGAACGGAATTCCCGATGCACGCAGCCATTCGGCCTGCAGTTCTTCGCGCGTCCGGCCGCGGCGCCCGACCTTTACGCCGGTGAGCTCGGCGACTTCTTCCGCGCTGAGGAAGGTGTCACTCATTGTTGTTCTCCAGATACCCGCGCTTCACGCGCATGAATTCTTCGATTTGCTGCTGCATTTCATTTCCTAAAGTTCCAGGACGGGCGTGCCGTTACTGCGGGCATGAACAAGCTCAAAGCCCAAACCCTTCTCGACTTTGCCGACGCTGTCGCCATGGCCGACGTCGCCACTAGATACGGAAGCTATGACCCGTTCAAGACGGATCACGGCGATTTGTACTGGCGGTCGTTCATTGGCCAGCTCGCCGAACAGGCGCCATACATGTCACTGCCGGACATCATGGCTATCGCCGAGTCTTGAGTCGGTTGTCTCGCGCTGGCCGGCGTAGACCAGTTGCGTCATGCTAGGATCCCGGGTTTGGAGGGGCCGACGATGTTCCAAGTGTCCAGTGAGGGCGATTACGACATCGAAATCACTTCGAGCGAGCTGATGCGAGACGAAGAAGTTCAAACGCGCCTAGGCATCGCTATATTCCGACGCGGTTCTCCTGAGGAGGGTCGTGCGTATGTCAGGTTCACCCTATTGACCGGAGAAGCAGCGATTGAGCACGGTCTCCGCGAAGCCCGAATAATGATCAAGAAGGGGTTCCAGGCGGACTAGCATACCGATTGCGTCTCCCCCTTTGCTCGCCACGCTCGAAGCGGGCGCGACGTTCACGCAATGGCCGGGGTGCGCGTCGTGATCGCAGCGGAGGCATTTGCGACTGAATGGCTGCGCTGGTGCAATAGCGGCGGCGACGGCTACGGCTAGTCGCATGGCGTCAGACATTGACCCTATGAATCCTTGGGCCTGCTTCATGACTCCACCGCTAATCAAAGCCTTGGCTGCTTCGATGATCGTGCCGTCGCCAGCTTCACGCAGCCTCGTGCTCATTCCGCAGTCGGTGCATTCAAGCCAGTAATCGCCGATGCCGTTGCCTTGGCGGACCGGCACTTTCGTGCAGCCGCAAAGGGCGCAAGGTTCCAAGTGGTTGTTCATTTCAATCCCCTTGCTTGCGCGAGATTCTTTTTCGTCGACACCGTCCGTGCTAGCCTTCGTTGCCAAATCGGAGGTTTTATGAACCGAATGATTGAGTACCGTGGTTTTGAGATTCATGTAGAGCTGACTCCTGCTGATCGTGATTTTTTTGAAGTAACCTTTCACATAAAGGGCGCTCAGAACATTCAGGTAATCGGCGCACGCGCCGACCGCGTGCGCCTTCGTAACGGTCCTTTTACAGAGCGATGGGCCTTTCTGGTCGGCGAAGTGGCCGGACAAGCTGCGATTGATCTCCTGCTGGGCCCTACGGAATGAATGCGCATCTGTGCTCGTCTCAATGGCTTGCTGCGTCGCCGGCGGAGGACGGTTGCACGGCCAAATCGAACGCCTCTGCTTGCCGAAGCTGCGCGGCGATGCGCAGCATTTCGTCGTGGTCGCGCTTCGCTTCCTTGCAATCGTCCCAGCGGTCAAAGGTGGCATGCGCGAAGCGGATTCCCATCGCTTCGCGCTCAATGATTGCTGCGGCTCGATCAAGCAGTGCACGCGGTTTCATTTCTCTCTCGCAATAGGTGTTTCGCCGATCCACTCAGCGGGTGAGCAGGGTGAATGCTGCCGCAGCCACTCTCGGTACTTGGCCGTTTCCAAGGGCTCTAATGCGGTGTGCCCGATGGGCCATCCCATCAACCACTCGACCCATTCCGGGTTCAACTGGCCACCGTCCGAAGCCATAACCGCGTGATCGATTCTGTCGTTCGCTCGGCTCTTCCCTGTCTTGCGCGTCAGCGCCGCCGGCGACGATCCTTTGCTCGCGCTCGCGCTCGCGCACGGCGTCGGCCACATCCCCTTGCGCGCCATCAGCGCCAGCGTCGGCCGCTCCGCAGCTCCAGTGCTCAAACTTTTGTTGACCCGGCCGCTGCCCGCATCGATCGCGCAAGGCGTCGGGAACAACTTCACGTGCCCGGCCAGTCCATAGCTGCGCACGGGATCGAAATTCCCGCGTTTCTCCGCGTCGTTCCGAATCGGCGTCGGGAATCTCTCCGCGAATCCAGATCCGCTCTCTAAGATGTGGGGCGCCAGTATCGGCCGCAGATAACACTCCCCATTCCGCATCGAACCCCATCGAGGCCAAGTCTCCGAGAACTCGTCCGAGTCCCCGAGAAGTGAGCATTGGGCTGTTTTCCACTTCGACTCTGCTGGGCTGTACCTCGCGAATGATCCGAGCCATTTCGGCCCATAGGCCGCTTCGCTCTCCATCGATCCCTTCGCCGGCGCCGGCTGCGCTGATGTCCTGGCACGGAAAGCCTCCAGCAACGACGTCAACAATGTCGCGCCACGGTCGTCCGTCAAAAGTGCGCACGTCACCCCAAATCGGGAAAGGCGGGAAGGTGCCATCGTTCTGTCGTGCCACAAGAACGGCTTGAGCGTAGGGCTCCGATTCGACGGCGCAGACGCATCGGTGTCCTCGAAGCTGGCCGGCGAGAATGCCTCCACCAGCGCCCGCGAAAAGATGAAGCTCATTCATTCGTCCCTCGTGCAATAACAGCCTGTCCAATAGTGATCGTCACGCGGTGTCCGCTCATCTCAGCGACCGCAGCCACGAAGGCCACGCAAGCCGTATGCAGAAGCGCGTCAGTGGATCTCTTGGCCTTCCCGAGCGCGTCGAGTGCTTCGATCAGCGTGCGGAAGGTGGAAAGGGCGCGGATCATGCCTGAGCATCGTGCGAGCGATCGTGCTCAATAGCCTGATCGGGGCTCATCGTGCGCCAGTCCGGCCAGACTCGGCTTTCGTTCTTCGTCTGCTTCGCGACGATTGTGTCGATGATCTGTTGCGGCGTTGCGCCGGCGCGCCATGCACCGTCGAGCGAGAGGATCACGACGTCGATCCATTCCTTGATGTCCGTCGGGTCCGATTCGATCTCTCGCAGTTCCTTGCGGATGTTATCGACGACGCCCTTCGAGCGCGCCCCGGGTCCGAATGTCCGCTCGGACCATTCGCGCTGCCGCGCGAGATGCCCGATGAAGTCGAAGTGATCTGCGGTTCTCGTCATTGCCTGGAGCCGACCGAGTTCATGAAGGACGAGGGTGATCGATTCGGCTTCACTGACCGTAATCCCGCGGTCCTCGGTGAAACTCAGCGCTTCACACTCTGCGAAAGACTCGCGCAGGGCGCGCGGCTCAGCAGGCAAGGCCACTTCGTTTTTCTTCTCACTCATCTCATCCTCATTCTTGTTTCGCGCGCTTCGAGGGAGTCGGGGAGCGCGCGGTGTTGCACCTGAGTTGATGACACTCTTTCGAATCAGCCTCGACGCATCTCTTCTCCCGTTTCTGCAAGCAGATGTTCAAAGGGTGTAAAGTCGCGTAGCTAAATCCGTGCGCTTCGCAACGTCGTACGAAGCGACCGTTTGTCGACTTGCCCAGGTGTTGCAATGACATCGTCGATCAATGTGCATGCGGTTAGATTCGGAGGTGACCAGCACTTCCACTATGTAATCAATGGAGCTCTCGTACGAATTGCTGTAACGCATGACAGCCTTTGCCGTGTTTTTGGATCGGACGGAAGCGCCACCGGCGACCATGACGCGCTGCAATGCAACATCATTGAAATTCTTCACGTGGCTGTCGCGAAGGCGTATACGTCGAAGCACCGCCCCGTCGTTCTTTCGACTTCCGATTTCGGATCACGCCCGTAGATCAGGTTTGCGAGAATCTCAGTTGATGTCGCTGCAGCCCTGTGGCCCTCGCGGGGGCTAACTATCACGGTCAAAGGTGCAACGCCATCAAATCAGACGGCCGGATTACGCGCCGGCGCGCGGTGTGGTTGAGGGAAATGGTTACTCGGGCGTGCCGAGCAGAATCTTGGTTGCCGTCTGCTCTTCGATCTGCGCCCAAGCTGCGCGGAACGCAGCTTCGAGCACCTTGTGCGGGCGGATCAGCTCGTACCAGATCTTCAGCACGCCATCCTTGATGCGGTACTTGATCCGCGCGTCGATCGAGTAGGGCGCGCCGTTCTCGAAAACCGGGATGCTGAGAGTAATTTGGGACGGCATTGCGATCTTGTTGCCAGTGGCGTTCACGTCTTCCCTCCAGACGAAGTTCGTGCTTCCGTCCTGTAGGCGCGCCGCCGACACGAAGTTGCCTTCCTTGCTGGCTTCAAAATTCAGCGCGACGCTGAGCATCGTCGAGCCGTCAGGGCTGGTGATGTCCGGCAGGTTGTCTTCGATCAGCTCTGCAAGCTCAAGCTGGCCCATCGGCTGACGATCCTTGCCGGTCCACGTTTTCCACTCTCGCGACGCCGGCACCGGGAACTCGACGCGGTAGGCGCGCCAGTTGGCGCCGTCATGCTCGTCCTGGAGCGAGCCATACGCACGGTGGTCGTCGATCACGCCGAGGATGCGGGCCGGGTCGAGCGATGCGTAAATGAGGCTCTCGGGCCGCTTCTGACGATTGAAGTACTCGATGAAGCTCGTTGCGTCGCGTAGCTTGACCGTCCCGGCGGCGCGCGCCGGGCTCTCGAACACGTCATCGAGCGTCTGGGTCCGGAAGCCTTCCGGAACGATCACAAACGGCTTGCCATCGGGCAGCGGGCTTTTGATCGGCTCCGCGAGCGACACGCCGGCAGCGAGGAGGGCGGCGACGTCTTTCTCGCCTTTGAAGTTTTCGAGCACGAGGTTTCCTTGGTGGAGTTGAGGGGCCGCGGTGGAGCGCGATCAGCCGTACGAGGCGGATCGGCCGCTGGAATTGCTGTCTGCCAGCGAGATGCCCGGCAGTTCGGTCTGCCGTTCGCTGTGGCGCGACAGGTTGTTCTCGACGGTCGGGAAGAAGACTTCAGCCGATTCCTTTTCGCGCGGCAGGGTGGCGACAACCTTGCCGGTCACCTCGAGCGCGTCCTGCACCTTGGCGAACGGCTTGACCTCGAGGGTGATCGTGATCTTTCCGGCCTTGCCGGTGTCGCGCACCATCGCGACAAGGGTGTTCAATTCGTTGGTCGCCTCTTCGACGACTGCGCCGCCGCGCAACTCCATCAGCGTCTGCGTGAAAGCTTTCTTCATCCGATCCTCCGATTGTGTTGTTGATTCGGTAAGCCGCCTAGCGGGCGGCATCCCCCTTCGCTACTGGCCAGATGGCCGCGGTGTTCCCGTTCGCCCGCCGGGCGAGGTATTCAGTGCGCTGCCGGCCAGCTGATGCGCTTCTTCCGCTGCTCAATCTCGCTCAAACGTTCGTCAGCGCCCCGGACGATCAAGTACGCCATTGCGCCGCAGATAAGCAGTCCTGCGCAGATAGACAACATGGTGAGCCTTTTCGGGAAGTTGATTCAGATGCAGCGCACGTGAGCGCAGCGTTCCATTTCAGCCTGGCGGTGCGACGTTTCAGAGTCGAGCAGAAGGAAGACGGCCGCGACGATCAGAATGACGCCCCAGATGGTCAGGATCTTCATTGCCAGATAGCCTTAGCGGGCACTGCCACGCACAGGAACCAGATGAAGCCGATGACTGCCATGACCGCGACGCGCTGAATGAGGCTATAGATCCGATCGACCTTCTCAAGCCGCGCAATGTTCAGCAGGGCGTTGTCGTTGAGTGCGCGTTCCATCGTTTCCTCTCTTGTTCTCACCGGCGTGGTGAGTGCATGGAGAAATATTACTAGCGAGTAATAGCCTTGTCAATACTAAATGGTAATTAAAGCCTAAATTTGGTAATGCTGTGCCCGAAGCCCGCTTCTTATCCTCAAAAACAATCGCTTGTGGTGACTGACGAAGCCTCGGCATGTCGCTTTTTTGTCACTCGCGGCGTCTATCGGCTCGGAATTTCTGTGCGCGGAAACGTTTTTGTGTGCGTCGCGACAAATGTGGTAATGACAGCCGGGTCGGCTGAACACAGGGGCATATCTGCGTCTTTTTGGGGGTGAGACGTTGCAGAGGTGCAACGTTTGCGCACGAGCGGGCAAAAAAAAGCCCGCGAAGCGCGGGCCTTGTTCTGAAATTCTGGATTCTCTATTTGTCCAACCCATCCTTTATTACGGGCGCCATTCCGGTCGCTATGGTCGCGGTCCACATGTTGGTGAGGTAACCGTCCGGTGTGCGGCAGTCCGCTCCCATGTGCCCGGCCGTTACAGTGTCCGTGCCCACGCCATTGGCGTCGACAACGACCGAGGTGGGAAGCCCGCCCACTGCGTATCCAGCGGCGTCGAACGCGGCGGAGGAGGCTGCTTCGACTACGCCGTCCGCCGCGCTCTTTCCAAACGGCTGATCACAGGTGCGGATCGGCACAATCACGAACACGAGCTTCCCGGCTACGTGAGCACGCTGAATAAACGTGAATAGATCCTGCTTGAACTGAGCGATGGCAGCGACTTGTGCGGCATCGTCCTTGTTCGTCACCATATCGTCGAGTTCGAAATTGACGACGATGAAACCACTTGGGTCCGTCTTGAACTGATCCTGTGTCGGCGGCAGTCCATTGTTTTCGCCCATTATCAAGGCGTGCAGCGTGGTGCCGTTCATGACTTGCGGAGTCACATCGGCCGTGACGCCCTGTGCGGCGAGTGCCTGTGTGAGCGTTTGAGCGGTCTGACTCGCGGCATCCGATGCTGGGGCATCCGATGCCGCATGAATTACTGCTGTCTTAACAGTGGCCTGGGCGGACTTTGCTTGCGGCAGGGGGTTGCCGTAGTACGAGATCGTTGCCACTTTTGCTGCTGATGCCGGCGCGCCGTCTCCGCCGCCACCGCCGCACGCTACAAGGACCGCCGAGATCGAAAGCGCAGCGAAAACAGTGTTTTTCATGATTGTCCACGGTTGCTCGGCTTCTGACGGGGCGAGCTTACCTTTTGCCTACTGCGCAAACGATAGCATTGTTCTTATCAATATTCGACGTCTGCGGAGGCGGGTCACGCACAGGTAGCCCTTGGTCAGCTAGCCTGCCCGAACAGCTCCGGCATATCGCTCTCTGTGCTGAGTTGAGCGAGCACCGTTGAGGCAATCGCGAGCTGCGCGGGAATGAGGTGCCGGGTTCGGAGAATCTGGCCGATGCGCTGGCGCCAATAGGAGAGCGGCAGCGCGCGGTTTGATTCTGTGGTGACCATGCGAACGACGGACTGCAAGTGGGCTAGGTCGCTGTCGACTAGCCGCAGCTCGTAGGCGCTCAGGGGAAGGATGTTTCTGGGTTCCATGCCTAAAATATCGGCACGGGCATGCCATTCTTAAGCGCCCGCTAACAAAAACCTCCCGAAGCGGGTTCGAGGGTGGCAGCCTTGCAATTTACTCCTGAGGTCCCGGGTTCTGTGCCGCCGCCTGCTGCTGAGGTGCAGGGTTCGCCCGCAGACCGGTTGATCTACTGAAAGATAGGGTGGTGCAACGACGGATCGCGTTGTTCACCAAATCGAAACGATGCCCCTGGACAACAAAAACCCGCCGAAGCGGGTTCTTAGGTTGGCGAGGCGACCAACGGTCAGTGCACGAGCTTTGCGATAGTGAATGTGGCACCGATAAGCGCGATCCCGATCGTGGTCGTCCACGTGATGAACTTCCAGGTTTGCGCGTTGATTTCTTGATGAAGAGCCGTCCTGACCTGCGCGACATCCTCTTTGGTTGCGAACGAGTCCATGCGCGTCTCAATGCGCGCGAGGCGGTCACGAGTTTCAAGATTTGCAGCCTCGAGGGCGGATAAGCGCTGTTCCATGCGACCATCATCGCCGCCGCCACCGCCGAAGTCAACCTCAGGGGACGGAACGCTCAGTCTTTCAAGACTGGCTTTTATTTGATGGATTGTTGCCATTTTTTAACTCCATGACGCCGCGCGTAAGCTCGTTTAGAGCGTCCACCAACTTTATGAGCACGTCGGCCCTAACGCGGTCCTCGCCAGTGAGGCTGTTCACCTCCGCCTGCTGATCCACGGTCTTCGACAAGTCATCGAGCAAGCCATCTGCGACAGTTCGAATTCGCTTTACAAACCTCCCGTAGGGCTTGACTAGGGGCGACTTCTCGGAGTGCTTTTCGTTCTCACTCGCCATAATTTCGTTTCCTCGGAGAGCGTACCAAGATCTGCACTCGCGTGCTATTACGGTCGGGGCAAGCATCACAGACAGCGCGCGCGTCTTCGCTGCTACAGCTTCGCAGAGCCGTTGCCGGCCCTCGCTTCTTACCCGCGATAAACGATAGCGTCGTTCAGAGCATTGACAATGCGTCTGACGAGACCTTTATCTGGTGAAGAAAAGGCCGTGACCTCGCCAGATGACGTCATGAGGCTGATTGCGTACTTCGGTTTTCCGCGTGCCAGCAGAATCGCTCCAGGAATCAGAGCTATCGCCGCCAGCGGCACGAAGCTTAATCCGCAGAATAGGAGGACGGTGCCCATTGCGATGAGGATCGCGCCAGCCGCCCATGAACGATCCTTCTCAATGTGCTTCACCGATGTGATGCCGCTCATTGCAAAGGTGTTGCCAGGCACAAGCAATCGCGCGTTGGTTACCTTGATTGCGCCTTCGTCGCGAAAAACTCGCTCGGCGACGATTTCGTGTGGCCGGTTGCCCAGGGTCGGTTCTTGAAGATTGCTCACATTGCCCCGCTTACGCCCACAACCCTGGCGATGATCTGCACATGCACGGCTTCGTCGGGTGTGATGTCCACGTCCGGATACCGTATCTTGTCCTGGTTGTCGGATCGAATGCTCAAGCCTCCGCCGGGGCGCTTGAACAGTCGTTTGACGTACACCTCATTCTGGTAGGCGAGCACGTACACCTTTCCGTCCACCAGCTCGGTCGCCTTGTAATTGACGACCAGAGAATCCCCATCGATCACGCGCGGCTCCATGCTGGAGCCTTCAGCGACGATGGTTGCGGCGTGGTCCGCGTCCAAGCCAAGACGCATGAGCCACGCCTTGCGGAACGCTTGACGTTGACCCTTCTCGTCGATGTTCCACACGATCCGACCATTGCCGGCGGATGCCTTTACTTCGAGCCTCGGAATCAAAACGTACTCTTCGCCAAGTTCTTGATCGTTATCCCACTCAAGTATGGGACGGATGTTCACGGATGGTCTCCCATCCGTCAGAACATTCTGATCTGAAGCGGGCGCTTCATCAAGCCACCCTACAGCGAGGCCTAATTTCTCTTCCAGCTTCCTTGCTTTTTTCTCGCCGAAGGATTTGTTCTTGAGAAGGGCGGAGATCTCTCCCTGATTCTCGCCCGTCTGGCGGACGAACTCGGCCTGTGAGCCATAACGCTCGATCAGTTGCGCGAGGCGCGCGCGGCGGTTTTCGATGACGGTCATGCCCGAATTATCGGCGGTCATTACTATGTGGTAAATCTCCGAATGGTATTGACTTTCCATTACCATATAGTAATATGGAGGCATGGACAAGTTACGCACATACCTCAATTCGATGACTCCCGAGAAGCAGGAGGAGTTTGCCCGCGCTTGCGGAACATCCTTGGGCTACCTGCGCAAGGCGATCAGTGCTGACCAGCAATTCGACGTTCAGCTGTGCATCAACATCGAAGAGCAAAGCCGCGGTGCGGTTCGATGCGAAGACCTTCGCCCAAAGGTTCGTTGGTCCTTCCTGCGAAACACTGGCAAGTTCCAAACAGCGGAGGCCGCGTAATGGTTATCAAGCGTTTTTATGCTCGCGTTGTTTTGTTCTTCATCCGTCCGGCAGTTCAGCAGGTCGTTCGTGATGAGCTGAGACAAGGAGGTCTCCATTGGAAGGCGACGAACGCTGAGTTCAACGAGGTCCGCCGTCAGTTCTACCGAAACGCGCTCGCATCTGGGTTGCACCGATCCGACGCTTGATCAATTCGGCTTGATCTTCGAACGCTTCAATAGTTGCATCGCTGCACCGCTCATTTAGTAACGTGATTTTTGCTAGTTCGAGTTCGCTGTCGAGGATGCGCTCCAGGAACGCAGTTGTATCCGGCGGCAAGGCCTCGATAAGCGACAGTAGTAGGGCGGCTTGAGCGATGAGTAAGCCATGAAGCTTTTCGGGAGACGTCTTTTCCATGAGGGTCCTCGTAGAACCGGTTGTGTGAGAGCTTCCGATTCTACTGGCGAACGCCGGGACCCTCGCCCCAACAGCAGCGGAGTGATTTGTGCAGACGGCGCTTACGGCGGCGGTACAGAAGGAAATTCGGGCGATGGCGATCGACATGCTGCGCGATGGTCACAGCGTGGATCGTGTTCGAGAGGCGATGAAAAATGCGGTCCTGCTGTTCCGCGAACTGCAAGCGGACTCAGCAGCACCAGCCAAAGTAACGAAGTAAGCGGCGCCGAGTCTGCGGCCGGTTTGAGTGGATCGCTCACCCGTATGAGATTCGCAGTACTAACGGCGCAATGGTCTCTCGCGCTTGTTGTCATTTTTGCTTTACCCCGTCAAACGTGTCGTTTTTGTTGTTGATCGAAGTATCACCGACAACGGGTCAAGTAAAAACCACCGAAATAGGGTAACCACTGTGGATATTCGTACCGCGCAACGCGCAATGATCAAAGCCACGACGGGCGGCGCTCCGGTTGTTGCTGCGTATCTCGGCATGAGCGAATCGAGCCTCGACAACCGCATCTATCAGCGCAAGGGTCAAGAGTTGTCGACGAAGGATTCGTTGCTGATGCAGGATCTTTCGGGCACGACGCACTTCGCCGAAGCGGTAGCCCACGTGAGCGGCGGCGTCTTTGTTCGCATTCCCGATGCCGCGGAACAGTCGGACAACTCCGAGATTCTCGAGCGGTTCTTGGCTTTGACGGCGCACTACGGAGCGCTGGCAAAGCGCCATCAGGAAGCGACGTCAGATGGCGAAGTCGACGGGCGCGAAATGGCGGATCTGGAGCGCATCTCTCAAGACATTCACCGCGTCGTCGAGGAAATCAACGCTCTTACGCGCCGAATCTATTGCCGCGCCGACGCGTCGAAGGCGGCGAAATGAGCGCCATTCCCGGTTTCATCCCCACGCCGTATCCCGAGTGGCTCACGGGCTGTTTCTACGACGGCCCGCAGGCAACCGACGCAGATCGCGAGCGCGTCGCACGCAAGATCTGCATCGGCTGTGGTGCGAAGCAAGCAACCGACGGCTCGCTGCCGTGCGGTCACGACCACGACCTGTGAGGTCATCCATGAACGAGATGTCTTTCCCCGGCGCGCCGACGATGTCCAGTCGCGAGATTGCTGATCTGGTCGACTCGCGCCACGACAAGGTCAAGTTGTCGATCGAGCGCCTGGCCGCGCGCGGCGTGATCGCTCTTCCCCCGTTGGGGGAATACCTCGACAGCCTTGGCCGCCGCGCTGCGGAGTATCGGGTCGGCAAGCGCGACAGCTACGTCATCGTCGCGCAGCTCTCACCGGAATTCACGGCGCGCCTAGTCGACCGCTGGCAGGCGCTCGAAGAACAGGCATCGAAACCTCAACTACCTGATTTCACGAACCCGGCCATTGCCGCGCGTGCGTGGGCCGACGAAGTCGAGAAGAGCATCGCGCTCCAGCAGCAGGTTGCCGCCGCTGCGCCGAAGGTTGCCGCGTTCGAGCGCCTGACGGCTGCGGAAGGCGCGATGTGCATCACCGATGCGGCCAAGAACCTGCAGGAGCAACCGAAGCGCGTCTTCGACTGGATGCAGTCGAACGGCTGGATCTACCGGCGCCCGGGCAACGCCACGTGGACCGCCTACCAGGACAAGCTCCAGCGCGGCGTGCTCGAACACAAGATCACCACCGTCCACCGTAACGACGGTTCCGAGAAGGTCACCACGCAGGTTCTCGTGACCGCCAAGGGCCTCACCGAGATCGCGCAGAAGATGCGCGACGCGGATCTGCACTGAGACGGCCATGGCACTCGCTGACGTCATTCACATGCCTGAGCAGCGCGCCGTCCAGGTTGAGGACGGGTTCACGCGCATTGCTCACGGCATCCTCGAAGCGCTCGCGCTCGCGGACCTCGGCAAGCGCCACTACAAGGTTCTGATGGTCTTGTTGCGCCAGACGTACGGCTACAACAAGAAGGCCGACGAGATCAGTCTGACACAGTTTCACGGCAAGACGGGCGTGCTCCCGCAGCACGTTTCGCAAGCAATTGCTGATCTGGTCGAGATGCGCGTCGTCCTGAGGACACCGGGCAAGCATGCTGCCTGCCTGTCCATCAACAAGTCGTTCGGACAGTGGTCTGGCAAGGCAAAGGTAGACGTCGATGCGCTTTGGGGTTCCCAAAACAGGAATAGCAGCATTCCTGAAACGGGAGATGAGGGTTCCCAAAACGGGAATGGATCTATTCCCGAAACAGGCAATACAAAAGACAACTCCAAAAGAAAAGACCAAAAGACAACTCCAAAAGAAAACCTTTCGCGCTCGCTTCGCGAACGCTTTGAGATTTTCTGGGCGAGCTATCCCCGCAAGAAATCGAAGACGACAGCCGAGAAGGCTTTCGCCAAACGCAACCCGGACGAGCAGCTCTTCAACGACCTGATGGCAGGCCTTGAGCGTGCCAAGACTTCGGCGCAATGGCAAAACCCGCAGTTCATCCCGCACGCCAGCACTTGGCTGAACGCTGGCGGATGGATGGACGAGATCCAGTCCGCATACACCGACGACGAACTTGCCGTGATCCGAGCCTTCAACAAGGCGCTCGGGGAGCGTATCGGCGCGGTGGACGAAGCGGCATTCGTGGAATCGCGCGCTGGTGCAATTCGGGCGTTCATGAGCCACCTGAAGGGCGACATGGAAGCGTGTTCGCGGTACTTCCCGGCCGTGCGCGAGAAGGTCGAACTGCCGCCGCACGCGGGCTTCGATTATCTGATCAGCCCCAAGGGCTATGGCGACACGACCGGGCGGATGCGTGTGAAGCGCAACCCGGACGGCACTGTCGCGCACGGCGATTGGGACAAGTCCGCGAGCGGAATCAAGGCCAAGGCGAAGGAAATTGGCATCGCATTCGACGACGAGGAGCCAGTCCCGGCGATCGCCGCGCGCGTGCGGGCCGCAATTGAGAAACAGGAGCAGCAGTGAGCAAGAGATCAATCAATCTGCCGATCACCAAGCGTGAAGACGGCGTCGAGATGGTCGGGACATCGACGGTCAACAAAGGCGGTTGGGCGGCCCAGCTTATGGAGCGCGTCACCGGCAATGCGCCAGCCTCCGAGCCCGATGATTTCGATGCCATCACGCTGCACGAGCCGGCGCCGCTTCGTAGGGTTCTGTTCACGGTTGCTGGAACTCCGGTTCCGAAGGGTCGGCCGCGCGCTGCTTCGACGCCCGTCGGCATCCGCATGCACACGCCGAAGAAGACCGCGACCTACGAGCGGAAGGCGCGAGGCTCCGCGATCGTTGCGATGAATGGCTCGAAGCCTTTTGCGCGGCCAGTCAGCCTCGATGTCGAGATCATTGTCCCGATCCCGGCGAGCTGGTCGAAGAAGCGCCAGACGCTCGCGCGGATCGGTGTCATTGGCGCGACAAAGAAGCCAGACGCAGACAACGTTCTGAAGGCCATCAAGGACGCGATGAACGGCGTGGTGTATGCGGATGACGCGCAAGTCGTCGCAATCACCTTGAGCAAGGCATATGGCGAGCATCCGCGCGTCGAGGTGGCCGTTTCTGAGATCGACAAGGAGTCGGCGTAATGGGCGGCAAGCGATGGTCGAAAGAGGAGGAAGCCATTCTCCGCGAGATTTGGAATGAGCCGGGCCTGCTGAAGGTCCAGATCGAGCGATTGCCCGGACGAACGCCAGAGACGGCGCTGATGCATGCCGGCGCGATGAAACTCGGCATGAAGTGCCCTCCGGTATCGGCTGTTCTCGAGAAGACGAAGGCTCTGTTGGCGGGTGGCGAGATTCGCACCATCAAGGAGATTGCGCGCCTGATTGGCGCGAGCGTTTGCCAGACCCGCAAGGTCGTCATGCGCGCTGTGCAGAACAAGGAACTCGCCATTTCTAGATTCGAAGCGTCGTCCAGCAATGGGAATCACGAAGCGTACTTCCGCCTGGGCAGGGGCATGAATGCAAAGCGGCCGGCGCCTATGACGCTCCCCGAGCGCTCGCGCAAGTTCCGCAAGACGGTCGATCCCATCGAATACGCGTTCAAGAAGCGCCAATACAACCTCAACCAGCGCATCCGTCTCGGCAAGCTTCCTCAGGACGAGCTAGCGAATGCGCTTTTCGGAAGGTCATCTGCATGAAGCTCTATATCGCGGGTCCGATGAGCGGGTATCTCGAACTGAACTTTCCGGCTTTCCACGCCGAGGCCGCGCGGCTGCGAGCGCTGGGCTTCGAGGTCGTCAGCCCGGCAGAGGTCGACGTCGGCCCGAATCCGACATGGCTGTCCTGCATGCGCGCTGACATCAAGGTGCTCGTCGATTGCGACGGCATCGCGCTGTTATCCGGGTGGGAGCAATCGAAGGGCGCGAAGGTCGAGCACGCCATAGCCCGCGGGCTCGGCCTTCGCATCTTCCAGGCGAAACACATCATCGGCCTGGCTGGCGGCGAAATCCCTGTGATCTCGCAGGAAGCCGTCGTCGAGATTCTCGACACGATCGAAAGCCGTGCGACCGAACAGATCGAGGCCGCGCAATGAAGCGGTCGACGCCGATCGCACGGAAGACGCCGATGAAGCGCTCGCCGTTCAAGACGGCGGACCGCGCGACATCACTGCGCCGGTCGACGCTGAAAGCGCGAGTGAAGAAGCCGACGGTGGCGGAGGGTTCGAAGTATCTCGCGGCCTGCCGCGGCGAACCGTGCTACCTGGGCGTGTTCGGCGTGTGCTGCGGTGACTGGTCGACGGTCGTTCCATGTCACAGCAACGAGAGCGAGCACGGAAAGGGCATGGGCATCAAGGCTAAGAACGAATTCACCGTGCTGGGCTGCATGACCTGCCATCGGTGGCTCGATCAGTCCAACGCACCGCGCGAAGTGAAGTTCGGGACGTTCCGGTGCGCGTTGACGCGTTGGAAGCCGGTCCGCGACATAAAAATGGGATTGACGGAGAAAGAAGCATGAGAACGATTGAACCGATGAAGCTGAATTTTCAGGTTCCGATGATCGGAATTTTTGTTGAGCGTTGGCCCTATCGGCGTCCGCACATGAAGTCTCGCGTGATCGAATACCGCGAAACGGACGGCATGGTGTACGGGCTCCGGAGAATCACCGAAAAGGATCATGGCGGCCAGCAATACAGGCTGAAAGTTCTGGCGTTCATCAAGCCAGGCTACGGCCACAACATCCCGAAAGAGGATTGGGTTACGGAAGACATCGCTTGGGTCAAATGCCTCTACGCGATGAACTGCAGCATCAAATCGGTTTCGGCTTACGCCATTGAGACGCTCGAAGCGTTCCGCGAAAGCAGCGATTTCGAATGGCTCGCCGCCGATGCACCGAGGCCCACCGCCAAAGGGGATGCAACGTGATCCCCGACAACTTCGATGCGATGTGGGTGGCGCTGGGCATCAAGCGCCGTGACTGGACGCAACCTGCACAGCAGAAGCTATGAGCGCATTCGCATACATCGAGGCAGCGGACGTGCCGCGCCCACTGATGGATACCGCGGCGCGCCGCACCGTCGACGGCGACAAACTGATCGCCTTCATCGGTTGCGCGCTGACCGGCATCGAGCAGGACGACGGCGAGATCCAGTTCCCGTGCCCGCGCGCGCAGGAGATCCGCGACGCGCTCATCGGTTGGTTCTGGCACTGGGGCCTCTCATTCAGGGTGGAAATGTGATACCCCGCGCGCCGCGCGCCTTCCGCGATCCGCTCGTGCAGCTGATCGAGAAAGAGGGCAGCACCTGCAAAGGCTGCCCACACGAACGAACCTACGACTTCATCGGCACCATGCAAACCATCTGCGCCATCGGCAAGAATCACGGACATCGCTGCGAACAATACGGGAAGAGGACGAACATGACGACGAGCGCAATCGCCGCTGATGAGATCGACGCGGTGCTGACCGAGTGGTACGAATGGAGTGAGGCGTACCAGCCCGCCGTTGGGTACGGCCGCGCGAGCGCGATGTTTCGCGACTGCCGCAGTAGCCGCCAGTGGATGAGCTATGACGAGCTGGGCGACGTGGTCGACAGCCGCTTGCGCGCGGCGACCGGCGAAGCTGTCGAGCCGATTGTCCAAACACTGTCGCTTCAGCATCGCATCGCGGTGATGACAGCCGTGCGCAACTTCGTCGCCGGCGCGGTCGTGTTCACGAACCCGCGCAGTCCGATGACGCAGGAGCGCGACTATGCGGAGGCAAAGGCGGTCATGCGCCCGGCCCTGCTCGCGAAGGGTCTTCTGAGCACGCGTGCGCCGCTGGGTTGATAAGCAAAAAAGTTTATTAAACTCCTTGCGTTGTTAAACAAAAATGTTTAACATGAATTCATGTTCAACAACACGGAGGGACGGTGAAGCAGAGCGAGTTCAAGAGGTGGCTCGCTGAACAGGGCGCGATCTTCAAGGAAGGTTCGAATCACACGAAGGTCTACCTGAACGGCAAACAAACCACCCTGCCAAGGCATCCCGGCCACGAAATCGGGGAAGGACTGAGGCAGAAGATTTTGAAGCAACTCAGCCTGAAGTGAGAGGGAGCCCCGGAAGGGGCTTTCTCCGCACCGTTTCTCAAGCAATGGAGTGCATTATGCTGCGTTACCCCGCACTGTTCGAACCGGATGGATCCGGCTTCGTTGTCTCGTTCCGCGATATTCCGGAAGCGCTGACCCAAGGCGAAACACTCGGTGAAGCGCGCGCGATGGCGGCTGACGCGCTGCTTACGGCGATGGATTTCTACTTCGAGGACAGGCGGCCCGTTCCGTCGCCGTCGAAGGCGAAGAAGGGCGAGGAGTTGGTCGCGCTACCCCCCAGCGTGTCAGCCAAGATCCTGCTGCTCAACGAGATGATCGCTCAAGGCGTCACGCCCTCTGAACTCGCCCGTCGGCTCAATACGCGCCCGCAGGACGTCAACCGCATCATGCTGCTGAATCATGCGACGAAGATCGACACGATTGCCCAGGCGCTGTCCGTGCTAGGCAAGCAGTTGGAGATCAGCGTCGCGTAAATGAGGGGTTGTAAACCCGTTCGTATTGTCGTAGTATTCGCGCGTGGGGCGTTCGCTCGCCCAAAGAAAAGCCCGCTCGGTTCACGCCGCGCGGGCTTTTTTATTACCCTTGGTGCTCCAGTGCCTTAGCTAGGCCGTTCACCAACGTCGCCAGATATTGAGCGTCCGCGGCTCCATACGCCGCAGCGTTCGTAGTGTTAGACGGAGATCCGAGCAGCTTGAGTGCGCCGCTTTGCGCCGCAGCCGTGATGATTTCGACGGCGGCTTTCGTTGCCCCAGTTTCGTTGAGATATGCCATTTCTTTTCCTTTGAATGTGCCGGTCCACCCGGCGCACGAATTCTACGATATGCCGACCAGACCAATGCGCCCATGCAAGCATCGCGGGTGCAGCGCTCTCGTGCCTGATGGCAAGACGTACTGCGAACAACACGCGAGCGAGGAAGTGAAGTGGAAGCCCGACTCGGTGCGCGGAAATCGCCACGCACGCGGCTATGGAAATGCATGGGTCAAGCGTCGTGACCGCATCCTGCTGCGTGACTGCGGTCTTTGTCAGGTCTGCCGTCGTGCAGGCCGCGTCAGGGTGGCGACCGAGGTCGATCACATCGTGCCGAAGGCGCAAGGTGGCACCGACGACGACGAGAACCTGCGGTCGATCTGCCGAGGCTGCCATAAGACGAAGACCGGCAGCGAACGCCGGTGACGTCTAGGTAATAAGGCTCAGTTAACTTTATAAAAACACTCGCGGAAAGCATCGCGAGGGCTCTGGACTGCCTCATATATGAGCACGTCGCGCGATCTGGTGGAACTGTTGCGTGAAACCAACGAAATCGCCATGAAAACGCACCAATTTTGTGCGAATGGCAGAGTTTACCGATAGAGAGGGGAGGGTCGGTCGAAAGTCTGAGCCTATCGGGCTTGGGACCGACCGTTCCGTCAAATTTTCACGACCGCGAAAAATGAAAATCGGTTTTCGCCTCGCGCGGCTGGGTCGCGCGTAAAAGTTACAACGGCAGCACGCCGAAAATGGTTGCACAACGGAGAAGAAAATGGCCGGTGTCAAAGGCCGCTCCGGGCGCCGCGCCAAGCCCACGGCCAAAAAGGAACTGGCCGGCAATCCGGGCAAGCGGGCGCTGAATAAAGACGAACCCGATTACGGTCACGTCACGAATATCGAGTGCCCGGTGTGGATCGAGGGTTACGCGGCTGAGATGTGGGAGCGCGTCGCGCCGTCTCTGTGCAAGCACCGAATTGTGCAGGTCACGGATCTGCACAACCTCGAAGTCTTCTGTGAAGCGTACGGGCGACACAGGCTCGCGAGCGAGGATCTTCGCAAAAACGGCCTGGTCGTCGTGAGCGCACAGGGGGCGCCGATGAAGAATCCGGCCGCGACGATCCAGAACGAGGCCGCGCGGCAGATGGCGACGTTCGGCGCGCTGCTCGGGCTCGATCCTTCGAGCCGCCAGAACATGGTTGGCGGCGGCAACAAGAAGGCCGACAACCCATTCGGCGCACTGCTCGGCAGCTAAAACACATGGCGACAACGTATCCGCGCGTGGAGCAAGGGCTCCAGTTCGCGCGCGACGTCGTGCGCGGCAAGCGCCCGGCGGGCCGTCTCGTCGTGCTGGCGTGTCAGCGACACCTCGACGATCTCGCGGCGAGCCGCAAGAAGGAATTCCGTTGGAAGTTCGACGCGGCGACAGCAGAGAAGAAGCTGGCGCTGATCGAACTGATGCCGCATACGAAAGGCGAGTGGGCGTTCAAGCGCCAGCTCGTGACGCTCGAGCCGTGGCAGAAATTCGGGCTTATGTGCACGTTTGGGTGGCTGAACAAGCGCACGAACAAGCGCCGGTTCCGCGAAAGCTACTGGGAAGTGCCGCGAAAGAACGGTAAATCCGTAATCGCGGCGGGCGTCGGCATCGGGATGTTCGTTCTCGACGACGAGTTCGGCGCCGAGGTGTACGCCGGCGCGACGACTGAGAAGCAAGCGTGGGAGGTGTTTCGGCCCGCGCGGCTGATGGTGAAGCGCTCGCCGCTGCTGATTGAGGCCGCTGGCATCGAGGTGAACGCCTCGAATATGAATAAGCCGGAGGACGGCAGCCGCTTCGAGCCGCTGATCGGCAATCCGGGTGACGGCGCATCGCCGTCGTGTGCGATCGTCGACGAGTATCACGAGCACGATAGCTCGTCGCTGTATGAAACGATGCTAACAGGCATGGGCGCGCGCCGTCAGCCGCTGATGTTCATCATCACGACGGCCGGCGCGAACATCGAAGGCCCGTGCTACGACAAGCGGCGGCAGACGATCGAGATGCTTGAGGGCACGGTGCCCGACGACGAGCTTTTCGGCTGGATCTGGACGATCGACGAAGGCGACGACTGGACGGACCCGCGCGTGCTGGCGAAAGCCAACCCGAACATCGGCATTTCGGTCTATCAGGACTATCTGGAGAGCCAGCAGCAGCGCGCGATCAAGTCCGCACGTTTCACGAACACGTTCAAAACGAAGCACTTGAATGTGTGGACGTCTGCGAAGGCGGGTTTCTTCAACCTCGAAGACTGGAAGAGCTGCGAGGATTCGACGCTCACACTGGAGCGATTTGAGGGGCAGGACTGCATTCTGTCGCTCGACTTGGCGCGGAAGCTGGACTTGAACAGCATGGCGCGGCTCTTCTGGCGCGACATCGACGGCCGGCGGCACTATTACAGCGTCGGCCCGCGCTTCTGGGTGCCCGAAGACACGGTGAAGAACACCGAAAACCGCCGGATGGCCGAGCGTTATCAGAAGTGGGTCAACACGGGCCATCTGTTTGAAACGGCTGGCGCGGAAATCGACTATCGCGACATCCAGCACGAAGCGGTCTTGTCGAATCACAGTTGCCCGGTGCAGTGCGTCCCAATGGACCCACACGGCGCGACGAACCTAGCGCACCAGCTTGAGGATGAGGGGCTTACGCCGGTGACCATCATCCAGAACTACACGAACATGTCCGATCCGATGAAGGAACTGGAGGCCGCGATCACCTCGGGCCGGTTCCATCACGACGGTAACCCGATCATGACCTGGTGCGTGAGCAACGTAGTCGGGAAGAACCTGCCGGGCAACGACGACGTCGTGCGTCCGATCAAGCAGGGTAACGACAACAAAATCGACGGCGCCGTGGCGCTGATTATGGCGATTGGTCGAGCGATGCTCGCCGGACAGGATCCCGATTTGGACGGGTTCACGTCCAATCCGATCGTCGTCCAATGGTAGCCGCCGCCCGAACAGGAACCCGATGAAGACGAAGATTGGACCATTGGCGCGAGTGAAGGCCGCGTTGATAAGCACCGTCACGTCTACGCAAAGCACCCTCATTTCGCTCACGGACGGCAGCTTTTTTGCGCGGTTCTTCGGCACGTCGAGTGCATCGGGCGCGATCGTGAGCACCGACTCAGCGCTGCGCGTCGCGACGGTTTGGCGATGCATCAACCTGATTGCCGGTGCGATCGCTACGTTGCCGATCAACGTGTACCAGGACAACGCGGACGGTGCGGGCCGCGTCATCGCGAGCAACCATCCGCTGCAGTTCCTGCTGCACAGCGAGCCGAACAATGAGCAGACAGCGGTCGAATTCTTCGAGTTCATCCTGCTAAGCCTGTTGCTGGCGGGCAATGCGTATGTCTGGAAGCAATACAACAGCGGCGTCGGCGGCAGCCGGCGAATTTTGAATCTGATTCCGCTTGTGCCGATCCGCGTATCGGTGAATCGGCAGAACGACAACTCTTTGCGCTACGACTACGTCGATTTCAACGGCAACGTGTATCGAGGGCTGTCGAAGGACGACATCCTGCACATTAAGGGGCCGTCGCTCGATGGCTTCTTGGGGCTGTCGCCGCTCAGCTACGCGCGCGAGGTGATCGGTACAACGATCGCCGCAAACACCGCGGGTGCAACGGTATTCAAGAACGGCCTGAAAGCGTCGGGCGTTCTCCAGAGCGACCAGATCTTGACGCCGAAGCAGCGCGAGGATCTCAGGGCGAACATGAACACGTTCGGCGCCACGAATGGCGGCGGCGTGATGACGCTCGAAGCGGGCTTCAAGTATCAGCAGATCACGATGTCACCGGCCGACGCGCAACTGCTGGACACGCAGAAATTCAACGTCGAGGAAATCTGCCGCTGGTTCGGCGTGCCGCCGCACATGGTCGGCAGCACATCGAACTCGACGTCGTGGGGTTCCGGCCTCGAACAGCAGACGCTCGGCTTCTTGACGTACTGCCTGCGGCCGTGGATCGCGCGCATCGAGGATGCGATCAAGCGCAGCTGCTTCAGCGACGCCGAGAAGGCGCGCGGGCTCTATGCCGAGTTCAGTGTCGAAGGCCTACTGCGCACGGATAGCGCCGCGCGAGCCTCGTACTACTCGAGCATGACGCAGAACGGCATTTATACGCGCGACGAGGTGCGCCGTCTCGAAAACATGCCGCCGAAGGGCGGAAACGCCGAGGTCTTGACGGTGCAATCGGCGCTCATGCCGCTCGACAAGCTCGGCGAGGCGACGCAAGCCGCCCCGTCGAAGCTTGAGCAAACGGATCCCGTCGAGGAAACCAGGAAGGTCTGATATGCAAATTCAAACGAAATCGATCGAATTCAAGGCCGATTCGCTGACCGATCAGGGCACGTTTTCGGGCTACGGCAGCGTATTCGGCAACGTCGATAGCTGGGATGACATTGTCGCGCCCGGAGCGTTCACGAAGAGCCTGCAGAGCCTCGCAAGCAAGGGTCGTTCGGTGCCCATCCTGTGGCAACACGACACCGAGAATCCGATCGGCGTGTGGAGCGGTCTGAAGGAAGACAGCGTCGGCCTGTTCGGCGACGGCGCACTCTGGCTCGACGACACGCCGACGGCGAAACTTGCCTACAAGGGCATGTCGGCGCGCGCGATCACCGGTCTGTCGATCGGCTACATCACGCGATCGGCCGATTACGACCAGAAAACGGGGATTCGCACGCTGAAAGAGCTCGACTTGCTCGAAATAAGCGTTGTCACGAATCCGGCGAATGATGAGGCGCGCATCACGAATTTCAAATCGCGCATTGCAGAAGGGTCGCTCACCGAGCGCGACTTCGAGAACATCCTGCGGGACGCTGGATTTTCTCGGTCCGAGGCGGTGGCGATCACGAATCACGGCTTCAAGAGTTTGCTCCAGCGGGATGCTGGCGTGCGAAGCGACGAAATCAAAGCAGTTTTCGATGCTTTCAGCATCGCCAAAATCTAACTCTGGAGAGTCCACATGGACGCAGCAGAAATCAAAGCGGGTCTGGACAAGATCAACGATCAGATCCGCGAGCACGGCGAGAAAGCTCTCGCTGAAGCGAAGAAAGGTCTCGACATGGCCAACGGCCAGAAAGAGCGCATCGACGAGATGCTCGTGAAGCAGGGCGAGCTTCAATCGCAGATGGATGCGATGGAGAAGAAGTACGGCCCGGGCGCGAACGGTGGTCGCGGCGAGCAGAAGTCGATCGGACGTCAGTTCGTCGAGTCGGATCAGTTCAAGGCAATCGCCGGTGGCCAGCGCGGCGCTCCGGCGAATCTGTCGGTCAAGGCAATCACGAGCGCGACCACGGCGAACACGGACGGCAACGGCGGCGTGACGGTGTTCTCGCAGCGACTGCAAGGCGTCCAGATGCTCCCGGATCGCCCGCTGACCATTCGCGACCTGCTCGCGCCGGGCACGACGAACTCGAACACCATCGAGTACATCAAGGAAACCGGCTTCACGAACAATGCCGCCATCCAGGCGACGGAAGGTGCGACGAAGGCTGAGTCGACGATGCAGTTCGGCCCGGCGAACGCCCACGTCGTGACGATCGCCCACTTCATGAAGGCGTCGAAGCAGATTCTCGATGATTCGCCGCAGCTCGAATCGATCATCGACAACCGCCTGCGTTACGGCCTCGAATACGCCGAAGAGCAGGAAATCCTGTTCGGCTCGGGCACGTCCGGTCATCTGAACGGCGTCTACACGCAAGCCACCGCCTATGCGGCGCCGGCTGGCGTGACCGTGGCGAATCAGAACTACGTGGACACGCTGCGTCTTGCGATGCTGCAAGCCGCACTCGCGCTCTATCCGGTCACCGGTTTCGTGCTGAATCCGACCGACTGGGCGCAGGTCGAACTGACCAAGGATTCGCAAGGCCGATACATCTTCGTGTCGCCTGGCGCATCGGCTCAGCCGTCGTTGTGGGGCCGCACTGTGGTCGAGTCGCTCGCGATGACGGTTGGCCAGTTCCTGACCGGTGCGTTCAAGCAGGCGGCGCAGATTTTCGATCGCGAGCAGGCGAACGTGCTGCTGTCGAGCGAAGACGGCAACAACTTCACGACCAACATGGTCACGATCCGCGGCGAAGAGCGTCTCGCCCTTGCTGTGTATCGCCCCGAGTCGTTCATCAAGGGCGCTCTCGCTCCGGCAAGCGGTGGTTAAGCAGTGAACATCGCGCGCCAGCGCACCGCTGGCGCGCGGCTCAAAAAGGAGGTCGACTTGAAGATCAAAGCGAAGATCCTGCATCCGTTTCAGCACGACCGCTTCTATAAGCAGGGCGAAGTCGTTGAGATGCACAAACCCATGTTCGACGATCTGCTGCCGCAAGGGCTGGTCGAAGAAGTGAAGGTTCGAACGTCTGAAGACGTCGAAACGAAGACGACGAGGAAGGCGAAGTAATGGCCGATCCGACGCCCATCATCTCGACCGAACAGGCGCTCGCGCACCTGCGCGTCGACGCGGGCACTGAGGACGCCATCATCGCGTTGTACATCAGCGCCGCCGTGCAGTCCGCGTCCGACTTTCTGAATCGACAGATATACGAGAACGCCGACGACATGGCTGCCGCCGTGCTTGCCGGCACGGCTGGCGACGATCCGATCGTCATCAACGACGCTGTGCGCGCAGCGATCTTGCTGATTCTCGGCAAGCTCCACGCCTATCGGGAAGATGTCGTTGTCGGCACCGCGTCGAGCGTCATGGAGTTGCCGGCCGGTTCGAAGCAACTGCTGTTTCCGTATCGCACGGGGCTCGGCGTCTGATGCGCGCGGGCGATCTGAACCGGCGCGTGCGCATCGAGCGCAACGGCGGCGGATTCGACGACATTGGGCAGCCGATCGAAGGCTGGACGGAAGTCGCGACGGTATGGGGCAACGTCCGCATGCTGACCGGTAAGGAAACGCTAACGTCGGACGCCGATGTCGGCACCGCGTCGGCGAGCATCCGGATTCGGTACCGGACGGACATCACGAACGGCATGCGCGCCATCGTCGACGGTGTCGTGTTCAACATCGGTGCGCCGCTGCCGGATCTCGCGGGCCGCGAGTACGTCGATCTGCCGTGCACGACAGGAGCAAACAATGGCTGAAATCGCGATGACCGCGATGTATGGCAAGGGTCGCGAGTTAAACGATCTGCTGCGTCGCGAGCTTGGCATTCCGGCCGGCGTGCAGTGGTTCGAAGTCCGGTTTGGCATGGACGAACTGGTCACGGTGAAGTGCCAGTACGTCCCTCGCCCGCGCGACGAAGATGGCAAGCGCTGAATCCGTCACTTTCGGCGCGATCAAGACGCTGGCGGGGGGTCGCGTATATCCGGACGTCGCGCCGACTGGCGCCGCGCTGCCGCGAATCGTCTATCAGAGCGTCGGCGGAACGGACGAAACGACGTTCGACGGCGCCGACACGCTGCAAAACAGCCGCATGCAGGTTTCGGTCTGGTCCACCAGCCGAAGCGAAGCGGCAACCATCATTCAACAGGTTCGTGCTGCGCTGACTGCCGAGCCTGTTCGTGGCGTGCCGATCGGCGCGCCGGTGAGCGTCTTCGAAGACGAAACGAAGCTTTTCGGCAGTCAGCAGGATTATTCAATCTGGTTTAAGGAGTGAAAATATGCCCAGCACCGCAATGAGCGCCCAAGGTAGCCAGTTCTTCGTCAACACGGCTGCCGACGGCGCGGCACAACCCACCTGGACCAAGGTGAAGAACGTCAAGTCGTACAGCGGCTTCGACGGCAGCGCGAGCGAAATCGACGTCACCGATCTGGACTCGACGGCAAAAGAAAAGCGCCTCGGCCTGATCGACAACGGCTCGTTTTCGATCGACGTCAACGTCGATATGACGGACGCAGGCCAACTGGCGTTGAAGACGGCCCAGAAGGCGTCGAGCCTGGAGTCGTTCAAGCTGCAGTATCCGGACGGCACGGCCTCAACCTTCGACGGGTTCGTCAAGTCGTTCCCGATCGCCGGTGGTACCGATGCAGTCATCACGTCGACCGTCGCGCTCACGATTTCGGGCCCGGTGACCGACGTTCCGGCGGGGACCTAAGCCATGCTGAATCGCAGTCAGATCTTTGCGACGAACGACCTTAAGAGCGAGGTCGTCGACGTGCCCGAGTGGGGCGGTCAGGTGAAGGTGGTCGTGATGACCGGCCTCGCCCGCGACGCGTTTCAGAAGGCGAACAGCGAAGCGCCGCGCGCGGTGAGCTTCTTCGAAGGCACTCTCGTCGTGGCGACGGTCGTCGGAGACGACGGCCAACCGCTCTTCACCGAGGACGACATTCCGCTGCTGCAGCAACGCAGCGCGACTGTTGTTTCGCGCATCGCCGCGGTCGCGATGCGTCTCAACGGCCTGGGCGCCAAGGCGACGGAGGATGCGGAAAAAAACTCCGAAGCCGCCCAGAGCGGCTCTTCTGGTTCCGACTCGCCCGCGAACTAGGCAAGTCGGTCGCGCGCTGTCAGGCGGAAGTCGACAGCGCGGAATTCACCGAATGGCTCGCCTATTCTCAGATCGAGCCGTTCGGCACGCAGATGGAAGACCTTCGCGCCGGCGTGATTGCGGCCGCCACGTACAACGTCAACCGCGATACCAAAAGGCGGCCCGAGCCGTTAGGGCCGTCAGATGTCATCCCATGGATCGGCGGCCTCGTGAAGCGGGAAGAGCCTGGGCCGATCCTGCTTGATGACCCTGTCGCGCAATCGAACCTGATGCGCGCGTCTATCTTCGGACGTTCCCGCAATGCCAAAGCTGCTTGAGATCACGAATCCCGATGGATTCCCGGAGTTGCTTCGCCGCATGGGCGATGCACTCGGGGAGTCTGCTATTCGGACGGCCGGCGCAGCGGCCGCGAGCGTCGTGCTCGAAGAGGCAAAGCGGCGTGTGCCGGTTGGTTGGATCGAGCGGCATCAAGGCACGAAGAAATTCCCGATCGGCTTCGGGCGGGATTCGATGCTTGTCGCGTACCTGCCGGAGAAATCCGTGACCGGCCGGCAGGCGACTTACATGGTGACGTGGGCGAAGGATGCGTTCTATCTCCGCTTCGTCGAATACGGAACCTCGAAGATGGCGGCTCAGCCGTTCTTTCGACCGGCCATCGACGCGACGAAGATGGCGCAGGACTATGCAGTGATCGAAGCGTTGAATCAAAAGATCGCGGAGGCGAAACTTGGCTAACGAAACGCGGTATGAAGTCAGTGTCGGCGCGGACGGTGTCGCGTCGGGACTGCAGAAGGCGCGCGCGAGCTGGGCAGCCTATACCGCAACCGTAGAAGACGCCGCGAAGCGCCAAAAGGTGGCGCAGCAGGCAATTGACGAGGCGCGCGACAACGGCATCGACGTCAATACGCGCATGATGAACGCCACGAAGCGTTTCATCGACTCGCTTGCGCAGGAAGCTGCAACCGCCGGCAAGACGCGCGCGCAGCTGCTGGAGTTGAAGGCCGCGCAGATGGGTGTTTCGGACGCGGCGTCTGGCTATATCGCGCAGATCAAAGCTGCGTCCGACGCTTCGTCGAGTGCGGGCGAGTCGGTGCATCAGTTCAGCTTGAACTCCGTCGCGGCGCGCCGCGAATTGGCTGTTCTCGCTCACGAGGCGGCAACAGGTTCGTGGAAGAATTTCGGCGGTTCCATCATGGTGCTCGCCGAGCGCACGGATGCTTTGTCGCTCGCGTTTAGCGGCACTGGCTTGGCGATCGGCGCAGCCGCAGGCATCATCGGTGGCTTCATTTATGAAATCGCCAAGGGCGCGGTTTCGATGAATGACCTTGCGCACTCGTCGCAGGTCACGAACGGCTATCTCGGCATGACGTATGACCAGTTCAATGCGATGGCGAAGGCGATCGCGGGAACTGGCTCGCAAATCACGACCGTGCAAGTAGCGATGACCGCGCTCGTGTCGAGCGGGCAGATTGCCGCCGATCAACTGGCGCTTGCTACCAAGGTCACCGCTGAATTCGCCGAAGACACGGGCATCTCCGCAGACAAAGCCGCGGAAGCACTGGTCAAGTTTGCGAAAGATCCGCAGAAGGCGCTGGAGGAATTGCAGGAGCAATACCACACGTTCTCGGGCGCTCAGGTCGACGTCATTGAGAACTACATTAAGACGGGCGACAGCGCTTCTGCCTATAAGGCGATCCTGCAGGGCATGGATCAGGCCCACGAGCAGTTTAAGGAGCACGCGCAAGAGAACATCGGCGTCATCCAGAAGGCGTGGCAGCTATTGAAGGCCGACGTGATCGACACGATCAATCACATCAGCCAGATAGGTGTGGCGACGTCGAATGCCGACAAGCTTGCCGACGCGACGCAGCGGGTGGCGGACGCGCAAGCTAACGTCAATCGCATGGCCGCATTCCCGGGAAGCCTCGGCGCGCAGGCCGCGCAGAAGGGCTTGATAGCCGCAAAAGATCAGCTCGCCGCGCTTCAGAAGGTAGCGCAGCAACAACAGCAGAACGCGGCGGCGCAAGCGAAGACCGCAGCAGGCGGTGATGCTGCTGTCGCGGTGAACAAGTACCTGAACAGCACGCAGTATGCGACGCCACTCGATCAGCGCAACCTCGCGCTGAAGAAGGAAAACGCCGACTTCGCCGCCGCGACGAAGGATCTCGACAAGACGGCGACAGATTACGTCTTGGCAGAAAAGCGGCACGCAGACAACCTCGCGGAGATCGAGAAGCAGTATCAAAGCCGAAACGGTTCCAAGTCAGCGGCGAGCGCGGCTGCCGCTGCTGCACAGAATGCACTCAGCGCACAGCTTGCGGCGCTGGATCAGGACCAGAAAGACGTAGAGACGAAGCTCAAGGCCTCGCTCGACCACATCAAGAGCCTGCAGGATCAAGGCCTGATCAGTGAGGAAGACGCGCTCAAGCAGGCGCACGACCAGCGGCAGACGGCCCTTCAGCAGCAGCTTGCAGACCAGCAGCGCTCTGAAGAAATTGCGAAGGGCAAAAAGCAGAAGTCAGCATTTGAAAAGTATGCAGGCAAAGTCAAGGCCACTCAGGACAAACTGAAGGCGAACGATCAGCAGTACACCGACGACACCGACAAGTTGGCAAAGCAGCGGCAGCGGTCGCTTGATGTGTACACGGCCGCACTTCAGCAGCAACTTGCCACGCAGCAAGCGGCGGCCGACACACAGCTCGCCGGGCTGAGCATGGGCAGCAACGACCGTGCGGATTTCGAGCGCCTGCTTGCCATTCGCCAGGACTATGACCGGAAGGTCACCGAGCTCGCCAAGCAGCGCACGGAAAACCGCATCGGCCAGCAGCAGTACGACGACGAGCTCGTCGCGACGCAGGACTATTACGCAAAGTCGGTCGCGATCGCACAGAAGTCATCCGCGGACATTTGCGCGGCGAATGCGGATTGGACGATCGGCGCGCGGCGCGCGCTCGCGGACTATGCCGATGACGCGGCGAACGTTGCAGCGTCGACGGCTTCAACGTTTCAGGATGCGTTTCGCGGCATGGAAGACGCGTTCGCGAGCTTCGTTACGACCGGCAAGGTTGATTTCAAGAGTCTCGCGACGAGCGTCATTGCTGACATCGCGCGCATGCAAGCGCGCGCCGCGATCTCGGGTCTGTTCAATTTCGCCGCGAGCGCCATCAGCTCCTACTTCGCGCCGGGAACGACAACCGGCAATAGCGCGTATGGCTTCACGACTGGCCTGGAGTCGTCGACAGCTGGCGTCGGCTCGAACTCGTATGCGTTTCATCTCGCTGGCGGCGGCGCCGTCACCGGCCCTGGCACGCCGACGTCCGACTCGATTCCGGCGTGGTTGTCGAACGGCGAATACGTCATGAGCGCGGACGCGGTGCGGCGCATCGGCGTGGGCGCGCTCGACGCGGCCAACGAGGGGCGGCACGTGCACAGCATGGCGCGCTTCGCGAGCGGCGGCTATGTCGGTTCCACGGCGGCTTCCTCGCGCTCAGGCGGCGACATCAACATCGACGTTCCTGTAACGGTTCCGGGCGGCGCTGACGCTGGCGCGAACGCATCGGGCGCGGCGGACCTGAACAAAAAGATCACTGCCGCTATCAAGGCGGTCATCAACAACGAGCGGCGCCAGGGCGGTGCGCTCTGGAAGATGCAGAACGGGATCGCGTAATGGCCGACACCTTTATCTGGAAGCCGACCGTCGCGAGTTCGTCCGGCAGCACGACGCTGAAGACGCGCAAGGCTCAATTCGGCGACGGGTACGAGCAGCGTGTCGCTGATGGCCTCAACAACTCGTCGTCGACCTTCAGCCTGCAGTTCGTCAACGACGCCGCGACAATCGGCGCGATTCTCGCGTTCCTACGGGCGCATGCCGGCGCGACCTCGTTCCTGTGGACGCCGCTCCTGTGGACGGCTCCAGCGTTCTTCACCTGCGAATCATTCTCCGAGCCGACGCGTGACGGCAACGTCTACACGATCACTGCGACGTTCGATCAAACCTTCGCTCCATAAAATCCGATGACAGCTCTCCAGAAAGTCAGCCTCGGCACGCCGCCGACCGGGTCTGACGGCGACACTACGCGCATTGCAAACACGAAGGCGAACGCGAACGTCGACGTGCTGACGAAGCAGGCGACTTTGACGTCGATTGCCGCGTTGACGGCGGTGCGCGCTTTGACTGCCGCCGACGTCGGCCAGCGCATTACGTTCAGCTTCACCGGTGCGCAGACGGTCACACTACCGCTCGCGTCGACCTGTGCCGCAGATCAAGTGCTTCTCCTGCGCAATGCCGGCGCGTCGGTGGTCACGCTCGCGAAAGCCACGGGCTCGTCCGATACGGTCGGCCTGAGCAAACTGAACCCAGGCGAAACGACTGTCCTCGACTCCGACGGCGCGTCGAAGTGGTCCGTGCTCGAACGCGGGCGTAGCAACTCCGACAATGAAGTTGTTAACGGCACGTTGGCCGTGGGCGGCGCAGCAACCCTCACAGGCGGACTCACTGCCGGGGGCGCGACAATCACGCAGGCAGACAACACGGCGAGCACGGTTGCCGTAAGCATTACGTCCAAAAACGGAGCCACCTCGCTTAACCTAAGCTACGGTCAGATCTGGACTCCTGCTGGATGGACTCTGAATCTAACAGGCGGGGCCGGTCTTATCCTGAATGGCGGGACCGGTAACGTGTCGGTCACTAGCCCCGCGACATTCTCAGCGCGTCCCACCTTTGCGGGCAACACTCCTTGGGACTCGGGAAACTTCAACCCGGCCGCGATCTCCGCTTCCACGACAATGACGTTCACTGTGAACGGGTCGGAACGGCAGCGGATCGACGCGAGCGGCTTCGTTCATATCAACGAGACCAGCGGTTGGATCGGCGCGCCCCTGTCTGTCCGAGCGACCAGCGCTACCACTGCGTGGGCGATTTCGTCTTACGGCGCCTATCAGTCAGGTGGTGGTTGCTACCTCGGGCGCGTTGAATCACCCTCAACCGCGTACGCCGCTTGGTACTTCGGAGCCAACCAGGTTGGGTCCATTACATGCAACAACGGCGCGGCCACGAGCTACAACACGACATCGGATTACCGGCTCAAGGCCAACTACGCACCGATCCCTGATGCATCGGCTGCCCTGAGCCGCATCAAGTTCTATCAGGGCGAATTCAAGGCTGCGCCGGGCGTCCTCGCGCACTATGTTCTCGCCCATGAACTGCAGGAGGTGGTGCCTTCTGCAGTATCCGGCGAGAAGGACGCGGTGGGTGACTGGTATCCCGTGTACCGCAGCGGCTACGAGCCATCGAACGTTCAGCCGGATGACATAGTGGGAGCAGAGCAGGAGATTATCCCGCAGGCGGTGGACTATTCGAAGCTGGTTCCGCTACTCGGCGCCGCATTGCAAGACGCGCTCGCGCGCATCGCCGCGCTAGAAGCGAAGGCCGCCGCATGACGATCGCCGCCGACATCCAGCAACTCGAGCCGGGCCGTCTGGTCGAGATGTTCGAGGTCGACTGCACGGCGATAGGCGGGGACATGCTGCGCTTTCAAGGTCACCTTCAGACCGCATCGATCTTCTGGCAGGGCAACGAATACAAGCCGTGGCCGATCGAGGCGACCGGCTTCGAGCATACGTCCGACGCGCAGCAGCCAGAACCCAAGCTGACAGTCGGAAACGTCGACGGCACGATCAGCGCGCTGTGCGTATTCCTTGCGGACATGGTCGGCGCGAAGGTGCGGCGCCGGCGCACGCTGAGCAAGTATCTCGACGCGGTGAATTTCCCGGGCGGCAACCCGACGGCAGATCCGTCCGAAGAGATGGCCGCCGAGCTCTGGTACATCGAGCAGAAGAGCAGCGAGACGAACGTGCAGGTCGAATTCACGCTCTCATCTGCGCTGGACTTCGGCGGCCAGCAGCTTCCTGCTCGCCAGATCGTGACCATCTGCCAATGGCAGTACCGCGACGCGAACTGCGGTTACACGGGCACGGCCTACTTCGATGCGAACGATCAGCCGGTGGGCGATCCCGCGCTCGATCAGTGCAGCAAACGAATCAGCGGCTGCGAATGCCGTTTCGGCGTCAACGAGCCGCTCAGCTTCGGCGGCTTCCTCAGCGACACCCTTTCCTGATGAACGAAGAGACGAAAAAAGCGATCGCGGATCACGCGCTCGCGGAATACCCGCGCGAGTCGTGCGGGCTCGTTGTGTCGCACGACGGACTCGAGCGGTATGTGCCGTGCCGCAACCTGTCGGCGGCGCCCGGCGAGCACTTCGTGATGTCGCCCGAGGACTACGCGCTCGCTGAGGACATGGGGCCGATCATCGCCGTCGTGCACTCGCATCCCGGCGCGCCGGCGCGGCCGAGCATGGCCGACAAGACGATGGCCGAGAAGAGCGGCGTCGATAAGTGGGTGATCATCTCTGTCGGCGTTCAGGCCGACGGCGCCAATGGCGTCGAGGATTGGTGCGAGTTCGGCCCGAGCGGCTATGTCGCGCCGCTCATCGGGCGCGAGTGGGCACACGGCACGCTCGACTGCTACGGCATCGTGCGCGACTGGTATCGCGTCGAGCGCGGCATTGATCTGCCGGACTTTGACCGCGCGGACCGCTGGTGGGAAGACGGCGCGTCGAACCTCTACATGGAGCACTTCGCCGAGGCCGGGTTTGTCGACGTTGGCCAGAGCGCTGAGCTGCAGCCGGGCGACGTCCTGCTGATGCAGATCCGCAGCAAGAACGACGTCCCGAATCACGCAGGCATCTACCTCGGCGACAACATCATGCTGCATCACATGTATGGCCGCCTTTCGGGCCGTACGGTCTGGGGCGGCATGTGGGCGCACGCGCTGCGCACCGTGCTTCGGTACAAAGGGGTCGCACCGTGAGCGACAAGCTTCGAACCATCCGCCTCTATGGCGTTCTCGGCGCGCGCTTCGGGCGCGTGCACCGGCTCGCCGTTGCGTCCACGACGGAAGCGGTGCGCGCGCTTAGCGTGCTCCTGCCGGGCTTCAAGAAATTCATGCTCTGCGCGAAGGACAGCGGTCTGACGTTCGCCGTTTTCAATGGGCGCCGCAATCTAGCCGAGGATGAGCTTGAACAACCGGTCGGTGATGACGAGATACGTATCGCGCCTGTCCTCGCCGGCAGCAAGAGTGGTGGACTGTTCCAAACGATTCTCGGTGCCGCGCTGATTGCAGTATCGGTCGTCAACCCAGCAGGGTTCCTGGGCGCAACAGCGGCATCGACGCTGTTCGGGCTCGGCGCGTCGATGGCGCTGGGCGGCGTCATTCAGATGTTGAGTCCGCAGACGACCGGCCTCGCTAGCACTAGCGGAGACAACGGCACTTCCTACTATTTCAATGGCCCGGTGAACAGCGTCGCGCAGGGCGATGCAGTGCCGATTGTCTACGGTCGCATGCGCGTCGGCTCGAAGGTGATCAGCGCCGGCATTTACGCGGAAGATCAGGCCTGATATGCGCATCCACGGAGCGAAGGGCGGCGGATCGGCGAGTACGCCGACGGAATCGCCGGACAGCCTGCATTCAATCGCCTACGCGAAGGTGCTCGATCTTGTATCGGAAGGCCCGATCGTTGGTCTGGTGAATGGCCTGCAGTCGATCTATCTAGACGACACGCCGATCCAGAACAGCGACGGCTCGACGAACTTCTCGAACTATTCGGTCGACTCGCGACCCGGCACGCAGGATCAGGCATATATGTCTGGATTCCCGGCGGTCGAGAACGAGGTCGCGGTAAGCGTTCCTCTGACCTCGGACACGCCCTGGGTGCATCAGCTTCAGGACACGCAGCTCACCGCGGCTCGCATCCGCTTCGGACTTCCTGCGTTCCAGCAGTCGAATCAGTCGACCGGCGACGTCACGGGATACCGCGTCGAGTATGCGATCGATGTCGCTGTCGACGGCGGCGCATACGCGCAGGTGCTGACCGGTGCGTTCGATGGCAAGACGACGTCGCTGTATGAGCGCAGCGTGCGCATCGAGTTGCCGACGGCGACGACAGGCTGGCTCGTACGCGTGCGTCGGCTCACGGCTAATGCGCACAGCTCTCTGATCGCGGACACGGTCAACATCGAGGCCATCACCGAGATCATCGACCGCAAGCTGCGCTATCCGATGAGCGCGCTCGTCGGCCTGTCGTTCGACGCGCAGTCGTTCAGTTCGGTACCGACGCGGTCCTACGACATCAAGGGCGTGATCATCCGCGTGCCGTCGAACTACACGCCGGAGTCGCGCGCCTACTCCGGAACGTGGGACGGCACGTTCAAGACGGCGTGGACGGACAACCCGGCGTGGATCTTCTATGACCTCGTATTGAACGATCGGTACGGCCTCGGGAAGCTGGTCGACGCTTCGATGATCGACAAGTGGAACCTGTATCAGATCGCGCAGTATTGCGACGTCACGGTGTCGGACGGCAAGGGCGGGCAGGAGCCCCGCTTCACCTGCAACGCCGTGATCCAGTCGCGCGCGGACGCATACAAGGTGCTTCAGGATCTTGCGACCGTGTTCCGCGGCATCGCGTATTGGGGACCTGGGCAGGTTGTTGCGAACGCGGATATGCCGCAGGATCCTGACTATGTCTACACGGGCGCGAATGTCGTCGACGGGGCGTTTGAATATGTCGGATCGTCGCGCAAGACGCGCTACACGACCGCGCTGATCAGCTGGAACGACCCAGCGAATAGCTACCAGCAGGCCGTCGAGTATGTGCCGGACGAGGACGGCATGGCGCGCTACGGCGTGATGAAGGCCGAAATCACCGCATTCGGTACCACGTCGCAGGGACAGGCGCATCGCCTCGGCCTCTGGACGTTGCTCACCAGCCGCTACGAGACGAACACGGTTTCGTTCAAGGTCGGACTCGATGCAACGCTTTGCCCGCCAGGCACCGTCATCGCGGTCGCCGATCCTGCGAAAGCGGGGCGCCGCACCGGCGGTCGACTGCGCGCGGCGAGCGGCCGCGTCGTGACGCTGGACAAGGCACCGACGATTTCGGCCGGCGATACGCTGACCGTCATCCTGCCGACAGGCTTGGCGCAAAAGCGGACCGTGCAAAGCGTGGCAGGCGACGCCGTTACGGTCTCTGACGTCTTCACGACGCCGCCGACCGCCGGCGCAATCTGGATGGTTGAGAGCGCGGATCTCGCTTCGCAGCTTTTCCGCATCGTCAGCGTGCAAGAGTCGGACGACGACGGCCAGATCACCTACACGATCAACGCGACTCAGTACGAGCCCGGCAAGTATGCCGCGATCGACAACGGCGCGGCGATCCAGGTGCGACCGATCACGGTTATTCCGCCGTCCGTGCAGGCGCCGCCGGCCAACGTGCGCGTATCGACATACTCGGTCGTCGATCAGGGCATTTCGAAGACGATCATGGTCATCGCCTGGGATGCGGCGGACAAAGCAGTCTCCTATCTGCCCGAATGGAGAAAGGACAACGGCGAGTGGGTCGCGATGAACGCGACAGGCGGCCTGCAGGCGGAAGTGCAAGGCATCTACCAAGGAACGTATCTCGCCCGCGTGCGCGCGCAGAACGCCATGGGCGTCACGTCGATTCCGGCGTACGGAGTCGACACGGCGCTGACCGGCAAGACGAGCCCGCCGCCTGCGCTCGTATCGCTCACGACGACGACACAGGTTTTCGCGATCCAAGTTGACTGGGCTTTCCCGGCCGACGGCTCGGCAGGCGACACCGCATACACCGAACTCTGGTACAGCAAGACGAACGACCGCAGCACTGCAACGCGTCTTTCGCTGTACCCGTACCCGCAAGCGCGCGCGAGTTTGATGGGGCTCGCAGCTGGGCAGTCGTTCTACTTCTGGGGCCGGCTCATCGATACAACGGGCAACGTCGGCCCGTGGTACCCGACCACGACGCAGGGTGTGCGCGGCGACAGCAGCAGCGATGCCGACGAGATCCTCTCGTATCTCACGGGCCAGATCACGCAGACGCAACTCGGACAGGATGTGCTCGCGCCAATTCAGGCGATTCCCGGCATCCAGCAGGACGTTTCGAAGAATGCGGCAGCGATCTCGAAAGAGACGACAGATCGAACTGCCGCCCTCACGGCGGAAGCGCAGGCGCGCGCTCAAGCGATCGCTGACGAGGCGACCGCTCGCGGAGCTGCTGTCACGTCTGAGCAGACAGCGCGCGAAAATGCGGATAGCGCTCTCGGGCAGCGAATCGACACCGTAACGGCGTCCACGGGCACGAATGCAACGGCGATTCAGCAGGAAGTGACGGCACGGACCAACGCGGATACAGCGTTGGGTTCACGCATCGATACTGTGGTCACGCGTGTCGGGAACAACGAGACTGCGATCACCAGCGAGGCAACGGCGCGCGCGAGCGGAGATTCTGCGCTGGGCACGCGCATCGACACGCTGACATCGACGGTAAACGGCAATACGTCGGCGATTACGGCGGAAGCGCAGACGCGTGCAGACGCAGACTCGGCGCTGACCACGCGCGTTGATCAGGTGAGCGCGCAGGTCGTCATTCCGCCGATGGCCGGGAGCACGGGCGACTATGCCGGGTCAACGACGATCTATGCCGGTGTGTGGTCGGAGCAGAGCGCTCGCGCCGAGGCTGATCTCGCTCTCGGGCAGAAGGTCGACACCGTCACGGCTCAGATGCTATCGGGCGATGCGCAGTCGATCGCCGCTGTTCAGACCGAAACGCAGGCGCGGATCGATGCTGACGGCGCGATGGCTAGTCAGATCACGACCGTCACGGCGCAGGTCGGGCAAAATGCGGCGGCGATTCAGCAGGAGAGCACGGCGCGCGCGGACGCCGACAGCGCGCAGGCGACCGAGATCACCACGCTTCAGACCACGGTCGGCCAGAACTCTGCGGCGATCCAGACGAACGCGAATTCGTACGCGGACATCAACGGCCGCGTCGCGGCGTCATACCAGATCAAGACGCAGATCACGACGAACGGCCGCACCTACATCGCGGGTATTGGCGTCGGCGTGGACAACACGAGCGGCACAGTCGAGTCGCAAGTACTGGTTGCGGCGAGCCGGTTCGCGGTGCTCGACCCGAATGGATCTGCGGTGTCGGCGCCCTTCGTGATTCAGGGCGGACAGACGTTCCTTAGCCAGGCGTTCATCGGCACGGCGTGGATCCAGAACGCCAACATTGGCGACATCATCCAATCGACCGCGGTCGGCGCGAATGGGCAGCCGCGCTGGAAGCTCGACAAGAACGGAACGCTCACGATGAACGGTGCGAACGCCGGTTCCGGCTACCTGACAATCAGCGACTCGACTCTGCAGGTCTACGACAACAACGGCACGCTGCGCGTGCGCTTGGGGCTCTGGTAATGGCGGCAGGACTTCAGATATGGGACGCATCGGGTCGGCTCGTCGTCGACTTCACTACGCGTCTCGCACGCATCGTTGGCTCGGCAGTTATCGATGGAACTGCGGGTCAGCGAACAGACCCGGCGCTCGCTCAAGGCGACATCTTCATTGCATTCCAGCAGCAGAGCCTTTGGGGCTTTATCGACATGGATGTGAGCCGTCCCATTTTCACGGTTCCTGGTCGTGGCGGCACAACGATCAGTTGGACATATTCGCCTGCCAATGGAGTGCACAACATGAAGATCCAAGGCGTCGTTTTCTACGGGATAAAGTGATGCCAGCCGGATTTCAGTGCTTCGCCGCCGACGGAACAAACACAATCCAGATCGATAGCGACTCAGGCCTGCCGAATTTCCAGCTGCGCCAGAAGATCACGCAGACCATGGCGAGCGGGCCCATCCCTGTCTACAAGGTCGCTAGTGGGCAGCAGTACACATCAAACGGCCCTCAGACGACGTTCTCCTTCTATGCTGTCACACCGCTGGTCGTGTTCGAATGCAACGGCGCTCACATTTGCCCCCATGCATGGACAAGATCAGGAAACAACAACACCGTTACGGTGGTGGGAGATGCTGCCGCCTCTGTATCGATCTACGTGTTCGACCAGAACGACTTCAGCGTTACGGCGAACAGGTACGGAATGCAGGTGTTCAACGCGTCAGGTGTGCTGGTCGCCGACGCGGTTGCGGCGTTCGCTAGGCCGGTCGGCTTCTCGCAAGGAAATCCGAAATACGCATACGGTTCGACCGGCTTCACGACCGACAGCGGCACATGGGGAACCGACCAGGGCACGAGCACGTTCTCGGTCGTCGAGCGCGTCGGCATCGCGTGTGTGCAGCCCGCCTTTGCGATTGGCGGCTCCGCGGGCGGTGCATCCAACGCAGGCATCAACCTTTCGACGTTTCGGACGTACGGCAACGCCATCAACGCAAACATGACGACGTTCGGCGACAACCGGAACAACAACAACTACGTCGGCTTTCGTGAGGCTCTCAGCTGGAGCTATATGGCCGTCGACATTTCCTATCTGTGAGGCAGACATGCCAGTCGCACTGAATTACACGACCCCCAGCACCTGGGCGGTCGCCGACTATCACGTCGTGCAACAAATCAACCTCGACTTCGTTTCCTCGACCTGCACCGCGACCGTCGCCTCGTTCCTGTCCAAGGAAGCGAAGGACGCTGGAAAGTCGCCGATCTATGCGCAGCAGATCGCGCTCGAGGGCGTGCCCTCGTCCGGTGCTGATCCCAAGGCATACGTCGAGGGGATGCTCATCGAGCCACAGCCGGCCGACGTGACGATCCCGCCCTACGCGAATCGTTACGTCTTCGCCGGTGGCACGATCGTCGAGTAATGCGCAGCAGATGAAAGCACAGCCGCCCTTTGGCCAGGGCGGCTTTTTTTATGCCCGGACGACCGGCGACAGTACGAGGTGAAGAATTCCATGCCATTGCCTGAGTGGTCACAGAACACCGGAATGGGCGCGGTTGGCGCGCTGGCGTTCCGTTGGATCTGGCAGGAGGTACGGAGCCGGCGCAAAGACATTCAGGTCGATCAATCCGAAGCGCTCGCCCTCAAGAACATGAGGGACGAGATCGCGCGGCTGACCGAGCGCATCGATTCTCTGGAAAGGAAGCTCGACGAGCGTGATGTGGAAGTCGAGGCGGAGCGCAAGCTCCGGCGCATCGCCGAGAACGAGCTCGACCAGGAGCGTCGCCGGAGCGCGGGACTGGAGGATCGGATCGCCGAACTGGAGAGCGAACTTGCCAAATCTTAGTCAGTGGTGGCGTGCCAGCAAGCTGCTAATCGCCGTAGGTCTGCTGGTGCTAGTTGCAGGCTTCGCGGGCGCGCAGTGGCAGTCGCGCGCCGATTCCGACGAACGCGCGGTGCTGATTGACCGTTTCCCGAAGGTCAGAGCAGAAGAGCGCGCGGCATGCACGCGGGAGTTCACGGCGCAGATTAACGGCCTGACGGCGCTCAACGAGCAGGGTAGGCAGGCGCTCGACGACATCCGTGCACAGATGGAAGACACGCACGATGTTGTCGCCTACACGCTGCGCTTCCTCGGCGACCGCGCCAGGCTGACCGACGCGCGCCAAGCGGCGCTGATCAAGCAGACGCGGCAGGCGGCGGCCGCCGCCACCATCGCAGCGCAGAAGACGGAAGCCGTCGAGCAGAAGGTGACCGTCGCCACGGCGAAAGCGGTCGAGGCCGCGAGCACGGCGAAGGCCGTAGACAAGAAGCTGGATACAGCCGTGCGGCCCCCGCTGCCGCCGCAACCGTGGATAGGTAACCGCCGCTGATTGCATCACCGCTTTCAACACCAGCCCGGCCGCGCGCCGGGCTTTTTCATTTCTGGAGGGCATATGCCTCTCATCCCGTTCACCCGCTGGCGGCTCACGCTCGCCGCGGGGTGGCAGAAGCTGCACACGCGCGGCACGGTCATCGCCGGCGCCGCTTTCACCGCGCTCGCCGGCGCGGGGCCGCTCATCTCTCAGGCGTGGTCCGGCATGCCACACGAGCTGCGCGACGTGATCCCGCAGAACGTGCAGCAGTGGATCGCGTACACGCTGTTCGGCCTGAGCTTCATCGCTATCCGCTACACGTCGGTGCACCGCGTGCCGAAGGAGGGCGGCGATGAATCTCAATGACGTCATCCGCACGGCGATTGCGCCGGCGCTCGCCATCCTGCCGTACCAGATGGATACAGGCGAGGCGCGGGTCATGATGCTCAGCATCGGCCTGCAGGAGTCTCGCTTCACGATGCGGCAGCAGATGGGCGGCGGCCCGGCGCGCGGCTTCTGGCAGTGCGAGCAGGGAACGCAGGCGAGCCGCGGCGGTGTGTGGGGCTTCTACCTGCACCCGGCGAGCCGCTACTGGCTGAGCGTGCTTTGCAAGGCGCGCGGCGTCGCGTTCGACCCCGTGTCGATTTACAGCGCGCTCGACAAAGACGACGTGCTCGCCGCCGGCGTTGCGCGGCTTGGACTCTTCACCGATCCGAAGCGCCTGCCGGAGATCGACGACTCGGTCGGTTCGTGGAATCTCTACCAGCGCGTGTGGCGCCCGGGCAAGCCGAAGCCCGACGCGTGGCCGGCGCTGCATGCACAGGCCGTCGCGGCCGTTACCGGAGAAAACACATGATCGAACTCTTGATGAAGCTCGGGCCATGGATTCTGACCGGCCTGGCGGCCGCGTGGGCACTGTTCACGCACCTCAATGCGAAATCAAAGGTCGCGGACGTGCAAAAGCAGGCGACGGTCGACGTCGCGGTCGCGCAGGCGCAACAGCACGTGGCGGAAGACAACCTCAACGCGCGCAAGACGGCTGACGTCCAGGCGGACGCCGATGCGGCAAAGACAGCGGCCACGGCCGCACTGGAGCGAAGCAATGTGGAAAACTCTCAAGCTGCTCTCGATGACGCTGCTGCTCGCGACCAGCTTATCCGGATGCTTCACGGCTCCGGTGGCGACAACCCAGGCACCGGCCAAGGAAGTGCCGGGACCGACCCGGGTCGTGGATAACTCGTGCCTGTATTTCAAGCCGGAGACGCCGACCGACGCGGACGTGCGCACGATGTCCCGGTCCTTCCTAGATCAGGTCACTGCGAACCTGAGGATGGGGATCGCGCACTGCGGGTGGAAGCTGAAAGCTCCGCCGATCCAGCGTTAAGACTTCACGCCGTTCCGCTTTGCCCCATTTGGTTTGACCCACTCGATACGATAGTTCCATCCAGGTTCAGGATCGGCGATCTGATGACTGTAGGACTTCGTCATTGTGTTGAACGACACTGTGCCTAGCTCCTCGACTTTCCCCGCCGGCTTATTGATTGGGCGGCGAGTGATCGTTGCGATTTTTCCATGCTGGGTCTTGTTTGCATGGAGCAGTTCCACTCGAAAATTGAGTAAGCGGACGGGCTGCTCGACATTCATCGCTAGATACGGTGAAGATTTGCCGTCAGTGTCGTCAAGTTCCATGCGCATGTGCAAGACTTCGACGTCGTTGAACATACGTATCCGAGGGAAGGTCAGTACGACTTCCTTCATCGATTCCCCCTCGATCGGGCGTATCGATGAAACCGTCTGTAGATCAGAGCGGATGACGGGATCCTTTGAACCTGACCAAAAGAAATGATGGCGGAACACACGCTCATAAGCCTTCTTGATCTGGATATGGCGAAATAGTTCGTAAGTAATCCTACAGCCGTCGGACGTTGTATATCGCGCGAACGCCGATAACGGCAGGTATCCGCGGGGGTAGTGTTGCTTTGAGAAAGTGTCGAAAGCTTTGCGGGCACGCCAAGCGATGTATGCCATGCAACTTATGAACGCCACCAGAGCGACCCAAGGCTTCCATTGCGCCCCGACTAGGTCAGTGCCGCTTACCCCTGCAATCCCGGCAAGGGATGCGATGTTCCCAAAAAACCGCCACATTGCCGCTCGGCCTCGCAAACTTGTAGTTATAAAAAGCGAAGGGCGCCTGTTAAGCGCCCTAGCTAGAGGATTGTGATGTCAGAACATTACGAAGCGTCGCCGCCCATATGAAACCTCCAAAAAGTTACCTGCGCAGTCTGATCGCGACCTGTACCACCGCTCCTCACGCAACTCCCGTACCGCGATCGAATTTTAAACTAATGATTGTCCGGGACGATTGAAACTAGCTATTGCAGCGTTTCACCCTATTGAATCTTGTCCTCATGTGCGCTGTTTTCAAGCGCAACTTCTTTACGGATGTCACGGGAGAAACTTGAGCCACTTTCGCTGTTGGATTTGCGCTGCTTCACAGACGGCGATCGGACGAACATCCGCGCCGCGATGATCACTGTATGGATGTACAGTATAAACGCCGGATGTCGTCGCCGGGACCGTTGCCTTTTCGTTCCGCAAAAAATTCAGGCGCCGCGCAGTACAAGGCCGAGACGGGTGCCGAAAGCGACCATTTGCGGAACAGAATTTAATCTAAGGTATTGGTTTACCGACGAAATAGTGTGGGCTTCAAACCCAGTTGGGGATGTCAGACATTCCCAGGTCGGTTCGACTCCGGCTGCCTTCCGCCAAGCGTCACATCGTTGTTTCGGGCGACTGGCTCAACGAACCCTCACCGTGTAGCGTCCCGCGCCGACCGCTACGCACGACGCGCCGGTCGGTTCCTGCGATGCGGCGCGGCCTGACGTGTCTTTCAGCCTCGCGTATCAATCCAGTCGCGCGCCCAGCGGCGCGAATATTCGACCGCATCGGCTTCCCTCGCAAAGTAATCGAGCGAGAAAAAGCGATACTGCGAGTCAGTCGGACGGATATCCGGGCGCTCGATCAGCAAGTTGGCTGAAAAGGTTTCGTCGCACAGGCGATGCGCGAATGCGTGTACCGCATAACCGCGGTATTGATTAACTTGTGTCATTTTAATTTTAAGTACGATGCTTTCTCGCGATACGAGAAAGCACGAGGCGATGCGCGTATAGAACGCGACCGAGAGATGGCGGCAACCAGGGCCTGGCCGAGAGATATGCGCCGAACGGCGACAGAGACAAACGACAGAGATGACCGACGAAGACTACCGACAAACGCTACCGCCGGGAGCGGATATTCCAGCTCCCGGCCAACTGCAGATTTACAGCGGCTTGATGTTCGAAGCCTGCATGCCCTTGGGGCCGCGCTTCGTTTCAAAGCTCACCTTCTGACCTTCGGCCAGCGTCTTGAAACCTTCCGAGCGAATTTCCGAGAAGTGCGCGAAGAGATCGTCGCCGCCGTTATCCGGGGTAATGAAGCCGAAACCCTTGGTGTCGTTAAACCATTTAACCGTACCGTTGTCCAT